TAGCGAGAGTATCGAGCGTGCAGTGCTTCATGAAAGATAGCTCCTGCGCCTCGTGGATAGTTAAATTGAATTGTTCTATTGCGAATGTCGCCAATAGTTTCAGGAGATACTCCTACGCCGAAAGCTACATCCACGTTGACCTCGACTTCAGCCATTGGTGGATTAAAGCATGCAGGCGCTGGTCCTCCAGCTCCTGGGCCAACGTATGCGACGATGTCGCTGCGTCCTGCCCAGGTGTTCACGAGCTCGCCCAGCTGGGCACCAACGCGTAGCCACTCTGGCTGTGTACGTTCTGCTCGGGTCATTGATAACTTAATGTGTCCCATTGTAATCCTTCCGTCTGTTAGGTACTATTATATCAGGTAAAGAGGATCCTGGGCACCCATACCCAGGACCCTCCATTACTGTGCCAAGGGGATTTAGATCTTGGCTGGTCGACACTCCTCGCCATACACTCTAGTGAGAACATCCGCAACGACGGGGCGGTCCAACTCTGGAGCTGAGGCGATTAGGTTCGCTACTGCGAACTTCGTGCCGAACGATTTAGAGATGTCACGGAACGCAAGTAGCTCACGCATCTGTGGACACCAACCGCATTCACCAGAAGACTGGCGACGATTTATATTTTGCGCAACTGTAACGATCTGCTGAGAGGCTCCAAGCTTTTTAGCAAGTGACCAGTCAGTAGTCATTTCAACTTGAATCACGAAGCGAGACAGAAGAGCTTCAGAGAGTCGAACTCCCGGTGCGTTTGGATTTGTAGCAGCGATGACGTAGAACCCGTCCTTAGCTTTTACAGTTCCACGCTCTGGATTAGCAGTGACTGTAATCTCACGGCGACCGTCCATGAGTCCGTAGACTCCGGAGAGAACCTTAGGATCAATAAGACCGATCTCATCGATCAATAGTGGTACGCCTTCTTCGGCAGCTTTCAATAGCGGGCCATCTTCCCACATGAATCCACCTGCAGGAGTTTGGATATATCCACCAATTAAGTCTGAAAGTTCAGTGTCACCTGTACCCATGACTGTGTACATCGTTTCATACGCAGCTTCAACGAGTGCAGTTTTACCGCAACCTGGAGCTCCGTATAGAAGAATAAACTGTTGATCCATACGCGCCTTGCGAAGAACCATGACGTCATCATGCTCTCCCCATTTACGAGAATGGTATAACTCGCCATTTGGACGAGCGTAGGAGTCTTCTCCTACTAGGGCATCTGCAGATAGCACTGGCGCTACTTTCTTAGTTGGGGTTGCTCGATGAGTAACCTTACCCTGAGCGAGAAGCATTGAGTCAAGTGCACTCGAGATCTCTGCGTTAGTTGCTTGAGAGAGAATATTCACAATCGCGTCGGTGGTGCCTGTACCGATTGAGTCTATTGCTGTCCTTAATTCTTCTCCTACTGTTGATATTGTTGACATTTATTATTTTCCTTTTCGTCGTTTGGGTGTGGGTATTAGCTAGCGAATAGCGCTTCGCCGAAGCCAAGAGTCTTTCGGACTCGAGTGATTCGACCAAGAACTTTGTAGGGAGTCTTACATAAGCGAATTGTTTCAATATCTTCTGCAGATACCTCAACATAGATTGGAGTCTTGTACAGCGTGTAGCCATAGTGAGAAAGTCGATTGAAGGTACTTGCTAACGCATCATTGACGCGTGTACCTGATGTAGACCTAGCACTGTCTATGTGCTGTGGATCGTAGGTTCCGAATGCGTTAAGTGGCAGAGCCATGAACGCTTGCGTTCTCCAAGCTTTGCGAGGCTTAGCCTCTGAGATCTGTCGGCGGTAAACCGTTGCTGGTACTGCTCGACCAGAAGATGAAACTCCATCTGGAGTTATGATCATTTGGTATGTAGATCCGGAGTTCCGGAGCTCTAGGTATAGAGCCTTTCCTACAACTTTGTCCTTGTCAGCCATTGTGTATCCTTTCGTCGTTTGGGTGGTTATAGAACTATTATATCAGGTAAGTCAAGAATATAGAAATTACTCTTCTTCGTTCAGCGGGTAGAGGATATTTCCAAGGTCGATACCCATTCCGGTGCGAATGATTACCTCATCGCCATCGAGGACTACTGTGCTTCCGTATAGGCGTTCCTCAACGTATTGGCGCAGGTGGTCGATAGTTTGTAGATCTTCTACCTTAAGCTTATGTATTGAACTCATTCTTAGTTCCTTCCGTCATTGGTTAAGTTATACACAGGGCACCGGGTTTGTTTCCGACCCCCTAGGTTCCAGGCCGTTCAGGTGACCACCGGTGCACCCTGTGTATAAGTCTATTATATCAGGTTTAGCTTCGCTTATACATCATCTCGAGAACAAGATCTCCTGCGTAGCGTTGAGCGTCCTGCCATGCTGTTTCACCGCGGAATGTTTTCTTCACGCGGCCATCGATAAATACTTTTGAAACTAGAGAAGCAATATCATCACTTTGTAGGATGTTGTACTCGTACTTAGTGATCTCGATCGTTGCTGACATTTGTCTACCTTCCGTCGTTGTTTGGGTGTTATGGTTTAATTATATCAGGTTATTAGGAAACCCCTGGCCTCAATGACCAGGGGTTCCTTGGGTAACTATTAGATAGTTTTGATGAAGGTGTACGGGGTCTTTACCAGAGTTGCTTCGAAAGCTTCTGGGAAAAGCTCCTGCAAGACCTTGCGGTCGATTTTGGAATTTGTTGAGTGCGCGAGCTTGAATCGCTCTACACCACCAATGACTGCGACATCTGCGTCACCTAGAAGTTCGCGTAGCAGTAGCTCTGCTTCAGCTTTCTTCTCTTCGTACGCCTTAATCGCATCCTTTGCGAATGTGAATGCTGCTAGTGCTCGTTCAGCTGCGGCAGCTTGGGCTGTTAGGTCTACCTTGCCGGTGACCTTTGTTACTGTAGAGACCTTAGTCTCTGTGATTACGGTGCTAACCATTTGGTTACTTCCCTTTCGTCATTTTGTCATTTGGCGCCGGGGTTCCGGCGTTGGTACTATTATATCAGGTTCTTAGAGTAAATGATACTACTCTCCAGGGTAGATTACTCCACCTGCACACTCCAGGCAGACTAGCCATACGTCTTCACGTTCAACGCAGACAACACAGGGGAAGAACCTATTGCCTGAAAAGCCAACTACGAGTCCGCAGTTGTCGCATTCATTATCATCATGTATAAACTCAACAAGGTCCGTTACCTCATCGGCAACGGCCTCGTCGGAGTTCTCAACAACGTACAGAGTTATGCTCACCATAGGTGAGACAATAAATGGTTATTGGATAGCTGACTTAAGGAAGTTACGAAGACGGGCTAGCTCTGCCTCCGAGGCGTCAAGCTTTGCCTGAAGCTCTTGAGTTCGGTCTTGAACCATCTTCTCAATCAGGTAATCAATAACTGGATTAGCGTTGGCAGTATTTAGATCCGTCACCGCAGAGTTGAACTCCACGAGCTCTTGATGTAAGTGTGCTTCAGCTTTTCTCTTATACTTCTGGGAGTACTTGTACACCTTACGGTATATCGGGCCGGTGTCACCACGTAGGGTCACGCCTGGCACTGCTTCTGCAACTGTGCGAGCTGGGACCGGACCTGCCGGGGCCCAATAGAGACTTGCTGACAAGCCTCGGCATGGTTTTCCATTCTCACGAATGTTACGCTCTTTTGAAGTTTCTTTTCGGTAGCTGACTTTTCCAGCATCAACAAGTTGGTTGAGACTGATACGAATGTATGTTGCGTCGTAAGCTCTGCCAGCCTCACGAGATGCAAGCTCAGCTATTTCAATAACTGACAGTGGTTGGGTTTGTTTAATTAGTATTTCATTCAATAGCTGAATGAATGATTGTTTCTGACGCTGTGTGTTTAATACGGCATCTTGAAACTGTGGCGGGACTGTACTTTTCACAGGCATGTCCTTTGTGTCGTTTATATTTACCGGTGTGGTAAACCTAGCTATGTCTTTTAGTTTCGGCATAGTTGAATTATATCAGGAGGTAGACGAAAATAAACGCAAGGCTGCTCCGGAGTTTCTTGGCAACTCCTGGCTCTCTTCTTGTCTTTTACTAAGAACAAGCCCGATGCCTGGGGCATCCCACTTCTTTAAGCTGAGTTCTTGTCTTCTACTAAGAAGTGACCCGTGCTTGAGCCGAGTAGCTCGAGCGAAGCTTGATCTGGTACTCCGTTAGCTCTTTCACCAACGTACCCGATTATCCGTTGCCAGCGAGCATAGGCTTGCTTCGTAGGCCCGTCAAACATATCCGTCGTGATATTACGCAGGCCGGTCACCTGTTCAAGCGCAAGCTGCACATGCCCGATGTCTTTATTTCGTTTACCAGGCCTGATGCTCGAAAGTTGAATTGTCGCCCGTTGACCCGTTTTAGCTTTTATACCGCCAGGCCTGAACTCAGGTCGAGCAAACCCGATGATCTCGTGCTCTGACCGTATCCTACGGTATACGCCGCGAGCAGCCGTGTCGCCTTTAGGCAGGCCGCTGTTTACCTGGCCTTCAACCGTTCCTACCAAGCCCGCCGTCGTCCACCTAGATATATCCGTTACCAGGCCGACATGCCCTACTCCAAAATCTGCTGCCGTTGGAAACGTAAAGAACACGATGTCTCCAGGCTGGGGTTTTAAGTGAACCCGTTGAGCTTTATTAAACTCGGCCAGGCCTGAAGGAGCGTAAACACAACTTGGAATCGTCACCGCGCATGAATGGAAGACGAAGTCGATAAACGCACCCGCCCAGATGTTACCGTCATAGCCAGACCGTTCTCCAAAAGGAGTCCGCGAGTTAGGACCCGCTAGGTAGCCGACCCAGTTTTCTGCCGCTTCAATAACGGCCAGGCTGGCCTCGTCACTCCGTTGCGAGAACAGCGAGGATGACTTGATGAAGTCTTGAAGCAATGTTCTCCGCTTCATTAGCCCTTGCCGATAAACGGACATGTTCCTCCCGTGTTGCCGCTAGCTCTACGTCGCTGTTCAAGCATGCCGCGTGTTCTCTCAAAAGAAAAGAGATCTCTTCTAGTTCTGTTTGGTTCATTCTTCTGTAGCCCCGGTCTCTTCAGGTTCGATAACATTTGCGTCACTTATACTCCCGTCATTAGTTTCTATCTGAATACCCGCCTCGGCTAGTGTCGCCGCTATTGCTAGAGCTCCACTTGCTAATCGGTTCAACCGTTCGTTAATAATATCTGCAGCGGGCCTTGCGTCCGTCACAGTTATATTACCGTCCAACTCTACACCACCGCGGACACCCGCGCGGTCTAGAATCTCCGTAGATGCTTTTAATCTTACTGGCTCTGATACTGCCGATGACATCAAATCTTCAAGAACATCAACCGCGTACGGAGCTGCCTGAACTAATTTCTTCCGGGCCCGTTCGATATCTTCACCGGGGTTCTTCTTGACATGACGAAGATGAACACGGCATAGGCCGTCATCCTTAAGTCTGCCCGATGTCCAAAGCATACAGCGAATCTTGTCGTCCTTGATTGTCCGGCAGCGACTTGGCATTGCGGTCGGCTTACGCTTCTCACTTGCGATTGGATTATCTTGCTCCGCTACCCACATCCGTGTAGCTCCAATTACCCAGGGAGGTACTAGGTGATCGGACGCCGCCTCGGCTATTAAGTCCAGGCCGGTCAGGTAATCGCTGTTCATGTTCTTAGGATCTACGAGGATCGGCTTCTTCTCAGCTAGCGAGAGGATACGCCGTTGGGTAACCATGTCCTTTGACCGTGCCTGAATCAAACCGGTAGGCACGCCGTTCGTTGCGTAGACCGTATCCCAACCAAGTTGGGAAGATCTTAGGACCGCACGGTTTTCAAATGTATCTTCACAGACTCCGCGCTCTACCTCGATGATTCCGAGAGCCGCAAGGTCAGGCCGGATGTTAACCGGAGTCTCGATGATAGGTGTATCGTCACCGGAGTCTTCCTCAAGTAGTGCTGGTTTGTTTTCCATAGTTCAATTGTACATACAAGTAGAAAAGGAGACAGACTCCATACCGCCGGGGAGAGGACTGGGTACGGAGCCTGTCTCGTTCTTTTAGGTTTAGAAGTTAATTACTTCTTCTTTCCAAATGCTGCGTCATTAGGGTTTAGGTAGCGCAAGACTACTGGGAGCATAGCTGCTAGACCAGCCTTTGCGATATCCGCTGGATCTGTCACGCCAGCCATGTACACGGCAATTCCTGCGGCAAGAAATGATCTTGCCCATGATGCTGCCATTGCTTTTAAATCGTTCATGTATTCTCCTTTTGAGACGGGGGTTGTCTCTAAGGAAATACTACACTACGTCTCGAAGGTTCATTGGGTGAGAGAGGAGATAATTACCCTTAAAAGACCCATGTAGAAACAGAAGTTTCACGGGGGCGGTTAACTGCTTCTTTTTACGGTTAGTTTTTCTTTTCGACCGTCAAAGCTTTGGGCTTCCAAGACTTGTTACAGTCACAAGAACACACCCATAATTTCTCATACCAGGCGATTTCATGAGCGCATTTCTCGCATTTAGTGTCTCGGCAAAGTCCGCATGGGAGTTCAGTGGAGATCACCGTTCGTGTTCCCCACCAATCTTCCGCACGTAGATCTTTGCTTTGATTATTCAACTACGTAGATCACTTCCTTATGATGTTTAACCTTAACCAACGAGTCTACCCAGATCTTGTATCCGGCTTCTTTAGCTCCTTCACACCAGGAGTAATCTTCTCCCATGTTGACAGGGAACCCAATTTCTTCCCAATAGACTTCACGAATCTTGAACCAAGGTCTCTTCATACTTTCAAAGACTCCATGCTTCATAGCTACGAATCCAAAACCTACACCGCCAACCTCAACAGGATCCCAACGGAAAAGGAAATCAGACTTGTTAACCTTTGTCGGTCTTCCTTCAGGATCTGTAAGATTAACTGCTACTGTACCGTTTGGGTGAGTCATGTACACTCCACTGACCACGTCCATCTCGGAATCGTAGATACGCATGAAGTCATCTGGCTCCCACTCGATATCCGAATCAATCCAGAAGATCTTCTTGTATGAGTACTTTCCTCCGGCAATTTCGTTAGTTGACCAGTCATGACCGTATGAGTCAGATGCTACCTGCTCACGGGTAGATGGGATAAACGAACCAGACTTGTTTAGAAGATGATACGAAATCCCGTACTCATTAAGAACACGAGTGGTAGCTACTAAACTATCAACGTAAGCTGCTTTGTAGGAAGATCCTGGAGTCGCAATCAAAACGTCGTAATGTTTTTTATCCGTCACCACTCTGCTCCAATCCAAAAGAAGCACAGATCAAGATCAAATGATCTCTTATCAAAACGAATAGCTAACGAGAAGTGCTTGAACGAATATCCATAATGAAACCAGGTGTTGCCCTTCTTCCCAACTTTAATCTCTTTGTTCACGACTAATCACCTTCTTGCTTATCTTAGTGTTGGTTGTTGTATCTGTGTAAGACTCACCGTCATAGGTAAATCCAGTTTCAACTCCGATAACCCATGCTTGTCCTGGGATACGTAGAACCTTAAGCATGAAATCAAAAATCCTGCTCTTCCACACTGGCATATCAACTACGACGAAAACAGGAAGATCTTTCTTTTTCTTAGCCACATCACACCTCAGTTCTACATGATGAGCATAGAAGAGCATCAAAACCGGTAGGACCATCGGAAGCTCTGCCTGAAGCAGAAACTGGGACAGGAACAACCTTGCTGTCATTCTTCCCACAACGAGCGCATGCTAGCTCGATAATCCACTCAACACCCTTACCCGCTGAGATACAAGCGTAGATCCCGCGACTCAGTGCGTGCATGGCTCCCGCACCTTCAGTCTTGCGAAGGAACATACGAGTATCATCCGCAGTTAGTACAGCATTGATCTTCTTGCAAGGGCACAACATCGCAGAAGGCTTACACGTAAGAATTCCAGCGTAGGTCGTATGCTTTGAAACAGCATGACCACAAACGCAGATCCTCTTGTCTCGCCCACCGGACTTAGACTTATTAACAATTGCCTTATCCGCTGCCTCGACCTCATCAAAGGTTAATCCCATCGCCTCAAGGGCATCAAGGGAATTATCCTGTGACATACGTGTAACCCATCAAACAGATCCACCATAGGAACAATAAGCTAGAGATCGAATTAACTACCGTTGCCAGTAGCGTGATAGTTCTATTTTCCTTCTTGACAATGTGTTTTTGCGTTGTCTTTACTAAGCTTGCTGCTACCCAAAGAAAAATAGAAAACCAAAACAGTTTAGATTCAAAGGTATTCATAGCCCACCTCTCAGAAGCAAGTGCACCTTGTGTACACGAGAAAATAATATCATAAAAACTCAACTAAAGTACTACTAAAATCAACTTCTTTCTTTGATTCTTTAATCCTCAACTATAAATTCTAAAGCCCCTAGGGAGAACTCCCTACACGTAAACTAAATATAGTAGAGTATTAAAGTATCAATATATACTTTATATAGTTTTTTAGGCACTTACTAAGGCATTCTCTCTCTTTAGTTTTATTTTTCTACCTTAGTAAGCCTCTCTGGCAGTACTAAGGCAAAACAGTACTTCTCTCACTCTTTTCTACCTTAGTATCTTTTTTATCACTTTTTCTTTATTTCTCTCTTCTTTCTCTTCTTCTCATTTTTCTCTTCTATTTCTTCTTCACTTAAGACACGTTGCGGTGATAAGATGATAAAATTCCACTATGAGATCCGACCAGACGGTAGACTTTAATACCACAATGAGTCGTGTTTCTGCCTGTACTATTACGATCCGTCAGACCCTTCAAGATCTGACTGATCCATATTTTCTTGACCAACGAGCGGATCTACTTATAGCCGTTCAAGATCTACTCAATGACGCCACACGTCTTTACCACGTCGCATCCGAGATCGCCTGGTCCGAGTCAGATGAAAAGGCCGAGCAAGAACAATAGGAGAGAAATAAAATAAATCGCAAAGCTCAACGTGGGGGAGAGCACGCGATACCAAGTAAGGCAAGACTATTAAGGGCAGTGTCCGCATTGTTCGTTTTCACGTCTGTAGTTCTAGGACCCCTTCTTCTTACAATGCCTCACGCCCAGGCGACGTTACCTGCATACTATACTTTAGGAGAATACAACGCGGAGGTAGCTTCTGCGCAGTCCGCGGTAGATAACGCAACCGCCGAGGTTGCTTCCGCTCAGTCTGCGGTTGACGCAAGCGCGGTCAACTACCCAGCTACTACCACAACCGGCCAAGTTAACGTTGTTGTTAACGGAACATTTAATGATGCCTCCGCTTGGTCAAGTATTGGCATGGGCGACAATAGCACAATTCTAAACTCTAATATTGCCAGAGTTTATAACGGCGTTCTTATTGGTTCCTATGACTATAACCAATTTATGCTTCAAACAGGTACTTTCCCAAGCCCAACTAGACAAGTTACCTTCACGTATGACATGTCTAATAATAACTTTAATGACGGGCAAAGGCCACAAGCGGACATGTACCGTGTAGAGTTTCGTACCTACGCAGCTAACGGCACACGATTAAACTACTACAACACTAGTAACCGTAGCGACACCTTTGGCTGGACAACTTTTACCGCCTCATACGATTTGCCAGAGGACGCGGTCCGTTGGGACATCGGGTTTCGTTTAGCAGACAGCGGGTTTTGGAACGGTAACTTTGCTGGAAGTATTGATAACGTAAGTTTAGTTACAAATGCAACAACTACAACCCCTGCCTACACAACCTATGACCCAGCCTTAGTGACTACATTAAACGAAAAGAAAGCAATTCTAACAGCGGCGCAAAGCGCTCTAGCAGCCATTCCCGCTATTTCAATAAACTCCCCGACAAATCTAACTGGGACAACAGGGAATAACGACGCTGTAACTCTTAACTGGAATGCGCCAACAAGCGGGTTAATACCAGAGCGCTACGCAATTGGTTTTACCTGTCAAGGTTGTGGCGGCTGGGGAATTGCCACAGGAAACGTTGGTGGAGCTAACTCGTTAAACACTACCATTACTATAAACCGTGAGGTGTTTGACTCCTTAAAGCCAAGTGGCACCACGTGGACATTCACAATTAGATCTGACAATGATACCCGAGCTCTCTACTCCTCCGTCTCCAACGCGGTGACAATTAAGGTAGGAAAGACTGCTGAAGAACTTGCGGCAGAGCAAGCAGCAGCCCAGGCAGCCATTGATGCAGAGAACGCAAGGTTGGCAGCAATTGCCGCGGAAGCCGCGCGGTTAGCGGAGATAGCACGGTTAGCAGAAGTTGCAAGATTAGCAGAGGTTGCACGTCTTGAAGCAGAGGCGGCAGCTCTTATCGCCGCACAGGCAGCAGCTGCACAGGCACTTGCAGATCAAACCGCAGCAGATGCGGTAAAGCTACTAATAACTAATTCAAGTTGGGCACAGGCTAGAGCTGCATACGACATCTTAACAGCTCCTCAAAAAGATCTCGTTACTAATTACGCAACCTTAACATCCGCGGAAGCGGCAGCAATTGCAGCACAAGTAGCAGCCGCGCAAGCAGCAGCAACCGCTGAAGCCGCAAGAATAGCTGCAGAGGTTGCAGAAGCGGCAAGACTGGCTGAAGTAGCTAGGTTAGCAGAAGTTGCGCGATTAGCGGAAGTAGCGAGATTAGCTGAGGTAGCAAGGCTTCAAGCAGAAGCAGCAGCGGTATTAGCTGCGCAACAAGAAGAAGCAAGAATCGCAGCCGCCACAGCAGAGGCTGCTCGTCTTGCTGAAGTTGCTAGACTCGCTGAAGTTGCCAGGTTAGCAGAGGTCGAAAGACTTGCAGAGATAGCAAGACTTGCAGAAGCAGCAAGATTAGCAGAGGTCGCTAGAGTAGCAGAAGAGGCTAGACTTGCAGAAGTTGCTAGATTGGCAGAAGCTGAAAGACTCGAGGCTGAAAGAATAGCAGCAGCAACTGAAGCTGCTCGTGTTGCCGCAGAAGCAGAGGCTGCCCGTATAGCCGCTGAGGTTGAAGCTGCGAGAGTAGCAGCAGAGGTAGCAGCCCAAGCGGAAGCTGACAGAATCGCTGCAGAAGAAGCTGCAAGAGAAGAAGCAAGAATTCAAGCAGAGGCCGAGGCAAAAGCCGAGGAAGAGCGCATTGCAGCCGAGATTGAAGCTGCAAGAATTCAAGCAGAGATAGAAGCTAAGGAAGAAGCGGATCGTATTGCAGCGGAGGTTGCCGCAGCCGAGGCAGAGGCCGAAGCCGAGGCTAAGGCTGAAGCTGAACGTATAGCGGCAGAGGAAGCAGCTGCAAAGGCAGAGGCTGAAAGACTTGCAGCCGAGGCAGAGGCAGCAGCTAAGGCTGAAGAAGAAAGAATAGCAGCAGAATTAGCAGAGGCAGAACGTCTTGCAGAAATTGAACGCCAACGAATTGAAGCGGAACGTATTGCTGCTGAAGCAGAAGAGGCTCGGTTGGCTGAGCTAGAGAGACAGCGCATTGAAGAAGAAAGATTAGCGGCGGAAGCCAAGGCCGCTGAAGAAGCAGCCGAAGCCGAAGCCGAAGCCGAAGCCGAAGCCGAAGCCGAAGCCGAAGCAGAAAGAATAAGAAAAGCCGAAGCCGAGGCTATAGCAAAAGAAGAGGCAGAAGCGGAAGCACAGGCAGCAATTGACGAAGGTACACCTGAAGCGGTTGATAATTCAGTCACTGATGCACTCGCAGATGGAAAAGTCAGTTCAACAGAGGTAGCAGCAGTTGCAGAAATAATGGCGGCAGATGGAAAAGTTGATACTAAAGAAACAAATCAACTAGTTGAAGCGTTATCAGCAGACGGTAAAGTTTCTGTAGCAGATCAAGTTTCAGTGTTAGCAGCGCTTGCGTCAGACGGTGAAGTTTCAAAAGAAGACGTAGCAGCCATCGTTGCTTTAGCTGGTTCGGACGGGGCATTATCAGAGGGTGAAAAAGATATTGTTGCAGATGCTCTTATTCAATCAGTTGCAGAAGGAGAAAACTTAACTACAGAGCAAATTCAAGACGCTGGAATTGAGTATAAGGATCTCCCTGCTGAGACTCCCGTTGAAGTTCGTACAGACGCTAGCGGAAATGAAGTTGTTATCACCGCCGAGGTTGCAGCTAACATCGAGCTTGTAACAGATCCTGGAGCATTAGCCGAGGCACTGTTCACAGACCCTGGAGCCGCGCTTGCAGCCCTTGGAAGTCTGGGTGCGGATATGTCTGAGGAAGAACGTGAAGAGTCAACCAAGGCAGTTGTTGCAACCGTTGTTGCGGCAGGAGCTGCAATTCAAGCAGCTGCAGGCGCAGCCGCGGTAGCAACTTCAACAGGAGGCTCGTCTAGTGGCGGTGGGTCTTCAAGCGGTGGAGGAGCTCCTACAGGAGACGCACGACGCAGAAACCCAGCTGGACCAAAGAGAACCCCTGGAAAGTAATATAAAATAACTACGCGCAATAAGGAGATATAAGCAATGAAGAACTTAATCCGTGACATGGTTGATCAGGCATGGACATTTTTAGGAATGTTCGTAGCATGGTTAGTCCTTGATGGAAGCGCAAAGACAATCACCGGTTACGCAATTATCGCTACCGCCGTATTTTGGGCAGCAACCTACCCGTTGCGTAACCCTAAAGACGAAGATTAGGATTCCTATATGTCACCTATTTTAGGTGTTTTTGCTGCTCAGCTCCCAGGTCGCTTCGCGCAGCCGTCTAACAGCTTTGACAGCATTGCGACAGTAACGGTTTCATCACCTGTTTCAAGCATTTCATTTACTTCTATTCCTGGCACCTATCGTCATTTACAGATTAGATATATTTCTATGTTTACAGATGCTGCACAAGAATTTAACTTAT